GCCTGTTTCTACATAAACGCCATCTGCTCCACCTCTAAATTCATATCTAGGATATACATATTTATATCCTTCAACTTCTGGCATAGGAAGTCCTGCTCCTGTTGATCCTACTGGTTCAGGAGCGCCTTTTGTAGAAATAAATTCATCTTTACGGCTTGTAAAATCAGGTGCTTTATCTGGAGATGAACCAACTAATCCAACTAATTTATTGTAATTTAAAAAACCGGGAAGGTGTGTCATTCCGCTTCTTGCGCCTGCCTCAGTGCTAAACGGACTATAATCAACCGCTAATAGTCCGGGCGCTAATGGTTGCGATATTGGTATTGGTGTTCTTACTGCCATTTTATTTTAATGTCCTTTGTTATTACTGAGTATTCGTGATCCCAATCTAATTTTTTTGCAAGACCTTTTCTAGTCCAGGCTTCAACAGATGCACATCCTTGTTTAGCACCAAAAGCCTCAAGCACCTCTATAAAATCTTTCCAATGCTCATAGTCGTGACCGCTTTTAGTTGCAAAAGTAATTATTCTTAACACTTTTTTTCTTGGGTATTTTATTATTTCGGTAACTCCAGCACAAAATAATTCTTTATTTTTTATGCCAACCCATAATACTTGCATTTCATTTTTTATTAATTTAAAAATATCTTCTGAAAGTAATTCTCCTTCAGAATGTATTAATGCTTTATCTATTAAAGGCTGAACATCATCCCAAACATAATCAACATCTGTAGGGTCAACTACCAAAAGACTGTCATTCAAAATTTAGACCATGAAGTTCCGTTAAATAAATATACTCCTTCACCACTACCCGGATTCCAATCAGTACCATCAGCGTATCTTATATCGCCTACTCTTGGACGTACAGGAGGAACATGAATTCTTTCCAATCTAAATGCGGCTTGGTTATATATTATATTTCCAAGTCTTTTTAGTTCGGTTACAAGGTATGTACCCATGTCTTCTTGGTTTTCAGGTATTGGTCCCGGCTCATATAAGGTAACACTCTTTTGAACCCTATCAGTATAAGTAGGCATTAGTAAGACCTTGATCCTCTTGACCCAACATTCTGTATGTCAATAGCATAACTATCTAACTCCCAATCCATATCTGTAGTAGACTCAAACTTAACAGCATAATACTTTCCTGTGCCTCTAACAGAAACTTTAGACTGAGTATTAGGATTAAATGTTACTGGAGCGCTCCAAGTTATACCACCTTCTGTAGACATTTGTGTGCCAATGTATACGTTAATATCATTAGTGCTTGATATAGCCATGTTAGGGTAAATAGCGCTAATTCGTTTTACCATGTTTTGGTTAGGCCTTCCAGACTCATCAAGACTTAGACCAGTCCTTTCGATATATGACTCCATGTTTGTTGTATCGTTTTTATTTCCAGAACGATCCCTGTACAGTTTTGTGTTTCCGGGGTCTGCAAACAATAAAACTTTATCCTGCAAATCATAACTCATAGTCCAAGGACCAGTAGCGGTTTCCCAATAACCAGCAGTTTCAGCCCATGTGGTAGATGTAGTAGGGTTAGATACGTTACCGTAGCCCATATGAGCGCAGTCAGGTATATCTCTAATAGTAAACGTGTTGGTAACATAGTTCCATACAACTGCTTTGTTAGGAAAGTTAGTACCTCCACCATCAGAAGTAAAACAAAAAAGTATTTCGTTTCTTCCGTAGTCTGCTACTACAAAACTTTTATCTGTTTGCTGACCGTCAATAGATTGAAACACATATTCTTTTAACTTCATAGGAAGAATAGGTTTCATTCTTTGACCATCGTTTACATAAAAGTTACCTTTGCCAAAGATTGCATGACCGCCATCAAACTCTGCAACACAGTTTTTTGCTATTGCTCCAATAGTAGGAGACAACTGCCTAAACGCAAATATAAATGGTGTACCTACAAATGTCATAGAAAATACAGCGTCTTCTTTATAGATCATAAAAGAGTCGCGCAAAGGCAGTCCATCTAATATAGCGCCTTTTGTATCTGCTAATTCAAATTCACCAGCATCAACCGTACTTGTAGTTTCATTCCATGACGTAGGAAGAGTCTGGGTTGCCGCTTCTGTACTCCACTTAACAAGTCTAGGAAAGTTTACATCATCTTTAGTAATGTTTAATGCAATCAAGAATGATCTAAAAGCCCTTAAAGATTTACATCTTGTTGTAATCGTAACACTAGCGTTGTCACTATGAGAAGCCGCCGCTGTACTATTAGCGCCTCTAACACATCCTGTAAAAGTTGTAGACGTTATACCAGTGTAAGTTATTTCTTCTGAGCCAATAGTTATCTTTCCTGCTGAAGGAAAGTCTTCTGTGCTATCTACAGTAATAGTAGTTACCGAATCATTAATAGCACCATTAAGAATTGTAGCAGAAGGCCAGTTTGTTAAATCCTGCATCTTTTGACTAGACAAAGGAATACCATCTGTAAGTTGCCAGAACTGTGGGTTATCAACATTGTTAGTCATAACTAGCACACCACCTATAACAGTTGATGTCCAGCCCTCACCAGCGTCAGTAGAGTATCCTCCGCTAGTTCTTGTAATATTGTACCACTTTGTTGATCTGTTTACAGTAGCATTATCATCATGTGCGGCGGCAACAGTGCTATCAGCGGCTCTTGTGCATCCAGTAAACTGTGTAGATGTTTTTCCGGTGTAGGTTATATTCTCTGTTCCAATAGTAATTGTACCTACATTCTCAAAGCCTACAGTGCTGTCTACAGTTATTGTAGTAACACTAGAGTTTATTGCTCCATTTAATGCAGTAGATGAACCTGTATTGTCATAAGCGTATATAGTTGTAAGCCCACCAACTATCCAAAACTCAGGAGTACCTAAACTAATTTGAGTTACATAGTGAGGAGCAACAGGACAAGTCTTTAATACTTCAGAATAACCCGGACATTTCTTTATAGAGTTTTCTTCTGTCTTTACATTATTACCATCAGACCATACGTTAGGCGGCAAGTTCCAAGGGCTTGTTTCTTTTACAATTCCTACTTGTCCTACACTATCTACTTGTATTAATGCCATTACAAATACCTAACGTGATAAGGATCAACCTCCGCATCAGGAGCCGCAGGCCAATTCCAATAAGTTTTGTCTACAACACGATCTACTATGTAAGTATCAGGGCCAATCGTTTCAACACCTTGATCGTCGTATGTAGAAACGTACCGCTCTTCCTGTACTTCGTGGTTCTGGAAGTTTTTCACAGCCTGCACAGATGCAAAGGCCTCAACGCCATTTTCAAGACTGTTGCCATAAGCGCGAACCTCGCTACGATAAGTTGTCCATGCCTCTACCATAGCCGTGCCACCGTCAGCCGCTCTGATAACCATCCAGTCAGAAGGAGTAAGCAATGAACCAACATGAGATTTAATCTTTAAAACTAAGTCTGCCTTTAGATCATCTACATTCTTTTCTGTAGTGTCGTAAGTTAGTTCGTAGTAATCAGCGCCTCCTGCAAAAGTCCCATCAGGATTTCTTCGGCTTTTCTTTTCAAAGTTTTCTGCGCCAGTGTTGTAATACCTAAAGTCTGGAGTAACAATTTCAAGAGAGTAAATTCCAATTGCCTCTAATTCTTCTGCTGACCATGCTCTAAAAATATTAGATGGATGCTGTACGCCATCAACCGTTAGAGCGCGAGGCGTTCTTATTGTTCCTATTGTTTCGCTATACCACATAATTACCTCGCGTTAGAGTATTTGAATGGTGATTCGGCAAAGGCCAAGTAGATGTAAGACGCAGTGCTGTTGTTTTCTCCATAACTAGAACGATGTTTAAAACCATTGCTTAAAAAATCAATAGGCAACCCTCTACCACTTCCAGTAATCTCTGCTTGACTTTGGTTTGCTTCAAGAACATTGCCCACCGGGTTATATGTACTTCTAGCGGAATCGTATATAGGCCAATCATAATGAGTGCCGCCAGCAGAATATGACTTGACCATTACCCAAGCAGGTCGAAACCCTGTGTAAATAAATGGCCCATCTGCATTATTGTTCCCGGTGTAACTACCTATCTTGCTGTAGCCGTCTACGGAATGGAAACAATACATAATATGATTTTCAGTATTTTTATTTGTTGCGTCAGATGTTCCAATACTTACAACTGTTGACGTAGGTGCTGTG